TTGTGGATATTGTGGTTGTTCTTTAGGGTTAAAAACAAGGTCATTATCATCACATTGTGATTTGAATAAATGGGAAGCAATAATGACAGAAGAAGAAGAAGATATGTTAAATGAACAGTTTGAATAATTATGGAATTATTATTTAAAGAAGATGATCATAGTTACAAGTGTGATACAGGTATAAATTGGACAAGTGTTACAAGTGTAGTATCTTCTTATGTGCAACCATTTGATTCTAAAGCACAGGCGATAAAGAGTAGTAGAAATAAAAGAAGTAAATGGTATAAGATGCCTGTAGAAGAGATATTACAAGCATGGGAAGATGAGTTGAATAGATCTTTGATGTTAGGTAATTTTTATCATAATCAGAGAGAGAGAGATATGTTAAGTTTTAGTACCATAACAAAATATGGGAAAGAATTAAAGATAATAAAATCAATAATTAATGAAGAAGGGTATAAAGTAGCCCCTAATCAGAAATTAGAAGATGGCATATATCCAGAGCATTTTGTGTATTTAGATTCATTAGGTTGGTGTGGTCAAGCAGACTTAGTAGAGGTACATGATGGTTTGTTAGACATAGGAGATTATAAAACATCAAAAGAGATAAAGAGAAAAGGATATACAAATTGGGAAGGTATAAGCAAGAAGATGTTAAAGCCATTGCATCATTTGGATGATTGTGAATTTAACAAATATGCACTACAGTTAAGTATATATGCTTTTATTATATTAAGACATAATCCTAATTTAAAATTAAATAAGTTAGTTATACAGCATGTAAAATTTGAGGAAGCAGAAGAAAAAAATAAATATGGTTATCCTATACATTTATTGAAAGATGGAAAGCCAATAATAAAAGAAATAGAATATATAGAATTGCCGTATTTGAGAAAAGAGATTCAATCAATAATAAATGAAAAGTTATGGTAAAGATTTTTGATTTTGAAAATGGAGAATTAGTACCTACAATACATTGTGAAACATTAAAGAGTTTAAGGTCAATAAAAGAGAGGTATAAGAAAGATCATATGCAGGTATATTTATATTTGCATTATATGACAAGTACCAATCCAGATAATAATCCATTTTTCAATTACAAGGAATATGAAAAGGAAAGTAAGATATTTGAGCAATTAGGAGATATTAAATTTTCTCCAGAGGACCCGGAGGTGGTAGAGGGGTTAAGATTTTTGAAAGAAGTGTATAGTACACCTATATCAAGAGCTTATGAAGGAGCAGCAACAGCATTGGATAATATATCAGAATATTTAAAGGAGACATCAATAACAGATGGCAGAGATGGTAATATAAATCAGATAACAAACACATTAAAGAATTTTGAGATGATAAGGAAGTCATTTAAGGGTGCTTATGAAGACTTGATGGAAGAGCAAAAGAGTTCTGTTAGAGGTGGACAAAAGGTAGCATATGATCAACAAAAATATATGTAATGTATAAATCAATACCATTATATGATAGTGATAAGGATGAGTGGTCCAGAAAAGAGTTTCAGAATAATGCAGAATATTTAAATTGGTTATGGTCATTATTTAAAGAACCTGGAGATTATAATTTTGATAAGACATCATTTAAGTTTAATGAACAAGCAAGGCATTTTACTGAACATGGTGTTTTTTGTTTTCACATAGAAGGTAGTATAGATTATATTAAATATTGGGATACAGAAAAAGATAAATGTATCAATGGCGTTGTTTTTAAGAGTGGGGATACAGAATGGTATATAGTAAGAGAGTTTTATTTGCTATTAAATTTCTTACCTATAAAAAACAAAGAAAAGAAGAATAGGATAACCTTTATAGATTTCAGAGATGTTCAGTATCATATGGGGTTATATGAAGAAATTGCTGAACATTTAAATAAGAATTGTGCTATCATCAAAAAAAGGCAGATGTTATCTTCTTATTATCATGCAGCAAAACTTATATGTGGGTTTTATTTTGATGAGGGTTCAATAAATAAGTTAGCAGCTTCTAAGAATGAATATGTTGATGGTACATGGGGGTATATGTATGAATTCGCAAATTTTTTGAATGCACATACAGCATGGTATAGACCAAGAAATCCAGACAAGAATGAAGGTACATCAAAACATTGGATACAAAAGATAAAGATTAGGAAAGATGGTAAGGACCAGGAGATAGGGTTAAAATCAAGCATGATAGGATTGAGGTTAGAAGAAGATGCTACAAGAGGAGTTGGTGGTCCTTGTAGTAAATTCTTTTATGATGAAGGTGGTGTAACATTAAATTTAGGTAAAACATTAGAGTTTTTATTACCATCAATAAAGTCAGGACTTATATATACAGGGATGTTTATAGTTTCTGGTAGTGTTGGGGATTTGAAAGAGGCAGCTGCATTAGAAGAATTGATAAGGAGACCAGATTCTAAAGATGTATTAGCAGTTCCATGTAGATACTATGATAAGGAGGGTAGCATTGTTAATTGTGGTTTATTTATTCCAGAACAATGGGGGATGCCACCATATATTGATGAATATGGAAATTCATTAGTTGAAGAAGCATTAGAAGCTATATATAAAGAAAGAGAGATATGGAAAAAGACTATAACAAGTACTAATGAGTTACAGATAAGAATATCTCAACATCCTATAAATTTAGAAGAAGCATTAGCAAGTAGAGAAGATAGTCCTTTTCCATTAGGACTGATAGCTAAACAAATAGATAGGATAAAGAATAATGATTATTTTTTAGAATATGTAGATTTGAAAAGAGATGGTAATGGGAATATTGTAATAAAGAGTTCAAAAAAGAGACCTATAGATGAGTTTCCTGTGAGAATGAATAGTGAAAACAAAGAAGGAGTTATAGTAATGCATGAAAGACCAAATTCAGAAAAGCCAAAATTTGGAACATATTTTGCATCATTGGACCCTGTTGCTAAAGGAAGTACATCAGAGACAACATCATTAGCATCTTTATATATTTACAAAAATGCTACAGAAGTTACAAAGATAAAAGAAGATGGTAGTAAAGAAGTTTATATAGAACAAGGGAAATTAGTATGTTGGTGGGCAGGAAGGTTTAATGATTTAAAGGATACACATGAAAGGATAGAGATGATGTTAGAGCTATACAATGCATGGTGTGTTATAGAGCGTAACGTTTCTTTATTTATTCAGTATATGCAGATGAGGAATAAGCAAAGATTTTTAGCTACTAAAGATCAGATGTTATTTGTTAAAGATGTAAATACAACAAAAAGGACACAATCACAAGAATATGGGTGGGCTAATTATGGTAATATTTTTAAAAATCAGATATTGCAATATGGTATTAATTTTGTGTCAGAACCTATATATCAAGAATTTGAGGATGATGGTAGTGTAAAAAATGTTACTTATGGAATAGAGAGGATACCAGATATCATGTTATTAAAAGAGATGCAGGCATATAGGACAACAGGTGGCAACTATGATAGGTTAGTATCATTTTGTGCTTTAGCAGCATTTGTTGAGATACAGACAGCAAATAAAGGATATAATAAAGAAAGAGTTTCTGAAACAAAAAATTTGGATAATAAAGAAAAAAATAGTAATTTTAAAGTAAGCCCTTTTAGACATTTAGGTCAATCAGGTCAGATGAATAAAAGAGGAAAAAGAAGTGCTTTTAAAACAATAAGATAATGGAAGTATATAATGCTTTACAAATAAAAAAAGGTGCTAAAGTAGAAGGTAATACTTATACTATAAGACAACCATTGCAGTTTGTTTTAGATCAAAATAAGACAGATGATTGGAAGAGACAAAACATGGATTGGTTAGAGAAGATTGGTCTTGAGCAAATTAATGCTAAATATAAAAGATTGTTAAAGAATTATAGATTAGCAAATGATATTATTGATAAAAGAGATTATATTGCTGATGATGATAATGAATCTTTAGAATTAATAAACATACTTACTGATGATGATTCAGAAGTTTATGATTTAAAATTTTATCCTTTAATCTCCAATGTTTTAAAAGTAATGATTGGAGAATTTAGTAAAAGGTCTGATAAGATATTATATAGAGCTATAGATGATTATACTTTTAATGAAATGCTTGAAGAAAAGAGAAAAGCAATAGAAGAAGTATTAATGCAGTATGGTTCATATAAGATGCAACAACAGATTCAGGAATTGGGATTAGATTTAGAAGATGAAGAACAGGCACAGCAAGCACAGCAAATGATGGAAGCTGATGTTATTAAGAAATTGCCTGAAATAGAAACATTCTTTAAAAAAGATTATAGAAGCATAGGAGAGCAATGGGCTATGCATCAACATAATGTTGATTATGAAAGATTTAGAATAAAAGAAAAGGAGATAACAGCATTTGGAGATGTCCTTATTACAGATTCTGAATTTTGGCATATGTTTATGGGAGAAGATGATTATGATATAGAATTGTGGAATCCTGTATTAACATTTTATAAAAAATCTCCTGAAACAAAATATATATCTAATGGTTCATTAGTTGGGAAAATTGATGTTATGTCTGCATCTGATATTATTGATAAATATGGATATAAGATGACAAGGGAACAGTTAGAATCATTTGAGGCTTTTAATCCAAATGGAGATGTGGGATATGTATTAAATGGTTTAAGTAATGATGGTTCTTATTATAATCCTTCATTATCATATTCAGAGAATATAGAAGGTCCTTCATTAGGAATGAGACAATATCAATCATTTCAAAATATGTTTGGATCTTTAGATGTTATAGATGAAGTTTTAAACACAGATACAGATACATTTACATCAAGTATAGAGAATAGCTTTAGAGTAACAACAGCATATTGGAAGAGCAAAAAACTTATTGGTCATGTATCAAAGATTGATGAAACAGGTATTACTAGAGATTTTATTGTTGATGAGACTTATAAAGTAACAGATAAGCCAATTTATGATAATAGTGTAAGAAAAGATAAGAGTAAGAGAAATCTTATATATGGAGAACATATAGATTGGATTTGGATAAACCAAGTTTATGGTGGTGTTAAAATAAACACACATAATGCTACTGTTGTTGATAATAATAGTTATGATTTTAAACCTATATATTTAGATGTAGGTCCATTAAAATATCAATTTAAAGGAGACAATAATTTATATGGTTGCAAATTACCTGTTGAAGGATGTATATTTTCAGAAAGGAATACAGAAAGTAGAGCTTTTGTAGATAAGATGAAACCTCATCAAATAGGATATAACCTTGTTAATAATCAAATATCAGATATATTGATAGATGAATTAGGAACAGTTATAATGTTTGATCAAAATATATTGCCTCAACATTCTATGGATGAAGATTGGGGTAGGAATAATTTAGCAAAGGCATATGTTGCTATGAAGAATTTTCAGATGTTACCTGTTGATAGCACTTTATCAAATACAGAAAGCACAGTAGCATTTCAACATGCACAGGTATTGAATTTAGAAGAAACAAACAGATTGATGTCAAGAGTTAATTTAGCTAATTATTTCAAGCAACAATGCTTTGAGAGTGTTGGTATGTCTCCACAAAGGATGGCAAATATATTAGCACAAGAGACAGCTACAGGAATAGAGCAAGCTATTAGCATGTCTCATGCACAAACAGAGATATATTTTGTTCAACATTCAGAACACTTGATGCCAAGAGTACATGAGATGAGAACTAATTTGGCACAGTATTATCATTCTACAAAACCATCAGTGAGATTGCAATATATGACCTCTATGGAAGAAAGAGTAAATTTTGCTATCAATGGTAGAGATTTATTGTTAAGAGATTTTAATGTGTATGTAACTACTAAGGTTGATCAAAAAATGATGTTAGAACAAATTAAGAGTTTGGCATTAAATAATAATACTACAGGAGCTACTATATATGATTTAGGCAATATTATAAAAACAGAATCTTTAGGAGAGATGGATACCATATTAAAGAAGATTGAAGAAAGGGCAGAAGAACAAATTGCAGAACAACAAAAGATGACACAGCAATTAGAAGAGATGAGAAAAGAAGAAGAACAGCAAAAATTTATGTTTGAAAAACAATTCGAAGCAAATGAAAATGATAAAGATAGAGCAAGTAGGGAAA